GCTCTTTGCCAAGCAAAGCTTCAAACCGTTGCTCTCCGTTTTCCACTTCTACGCGAACAGCAGCGGCAGGGCGGCGATACATCTGGTGCCAGTAGTTAGACATTGCTCTCTCCTCAACCTTACAATAGCACGGATAGAGGAGGTGTCAAGTTTTATCTTACTTTATTTGCCGCTTTTTACAATCTTTTTTAAACGACGGACGCCTTCTTTAATCACCGCTATGTCTGGTCCGTAAGAGAACCTGACGTGATTGGAGAACCGAGATGTCCCTGGGCGTCGCTTGCCTGGGTTTACGTCAAAGAACTCACCAGGCACAACGATGACCTGCTCTTCCATAGCCGCTCTGAAGAAGCTCATCCCATCGTTGATCCCGTCGGGCAGGGCTGAAACATTGCCCCAGGCATAAAACGCACCATCGGGCTCTCGCTCAAAAATAACTCCCATCTCCTGCAAGCCGTCAAGCATGAGTCGGCGCTTTTCGCGGAAGCATAGTTTAAGAGCCGCAGTCTCCTGCTTCATAGCCGAAGGATCTAGCAAAGGAACTATTGCTCGTTGAGCCGGGCGACAGGCACCGCCGTCAAGGAAGCTGCCCGCGGAGGTAACAGATTCAATAACATGCTCTGGTCCAACTATCCAAGAGATGCGCCAGCCTGGATATCGCCAGTTCTTTGTCGCACCGTCAAGAATAACTACAGGGTCAGCGTTAACATCTTCAACATACCGAGCAGCACTTAAAGTTTCATCAAGGGCTAGACCTGAATATACATAAGAGCTATAGAACTCGTCCATTAGCATATAGCAATCAAACTCTCTTCCGATGCCGACCCAATCTTCTAAGGCTTTGCCTTTGATGGTCTTGCCCGTGGGATTACAAGGGTTGGAAACCAGCACAGCGCCGAGACCGCGACCGTGGACTTCCCTGCGAAGATTGTTTGTCGTAAACGCATATCCCTTTTCAGGATCAAGCAAGATTGGAATAGGGTTGAAGCGATTAAATGTAGAAAGCAATTCTTCATACGCAGTATAATCTGGCACGAAGTGACCTAGGTTAATGTTCCCAAGTGATGCAGCCAGTCTAGCCAGCGCAAGCCTGCCGCCTGAGACGACAGAAACATTCTTTGCCGTATACTTTGAGGCTTTGCCTTGTCGGAAAGTTTCATTATAATAGTTGGCGATAGCCTCTCTTAGCTCAGGCAAGCCAGAGACGGGAGCGTATTCGTTATCAGCGTCAACTACTTTAATGTTTTCTATTCTCTCCACTCCCCCTGGAATGAGATCAGTCTGTGGCTGACCCTGCCCCAAGTTGCACCAGTCAGGATTACCTCTATAGAAACCCAGCTTGCTTGCCTCTTGAACTACATAAACAACACCTGTTCTTGGAACTTTTCTAAACACACTATCTGACATCTTTGGTCCTCGGTTAAAGCTATCAGTATATAGTATTTTATTTGTCTTGCCGAGATTTTAAACAACTGACGGGTGAACGAAATCTTTGAGCCTCTAGCCCTGGGACCACCAGCGAGCCTTTTACCCAGTCCACGTCAGCCGATAAGAGGTTAGCATCTCCGTTGAAGTCGGCAATGACGCCGAGGCTGCCTGGGTCTTGGGTCATCTCAACGACGGTGCCTATCTCAAACCCTTCCTTCTTCGCAGCCATGGTTAAAGGATCTACTGATTTTTTTCTGAAGAACATTTTATTCCCTCTTAAAGAGTAATACATATTCCCTAGTTCAAAAAACTTCTTATTCATTTTCTCCCCTATTTACATATAGTTGGAAAGGTTACGGAATGATGACGCAAGGTGGCGATAGGTCTAAAAGAAAACGCAAAGTTGGTAGACCGAAAAAGAAAGACGAAACGAAACCTAAAACTCGCTCCATGGATAGAGCAGATAGGCAGCGTGCGAAGAAGTCTCGTAACAAGTTGAGCCAGAAACAGATTGATTGGATATTCTCTCAAAAAGGAACGGGCAAATCTACTAGACAAGTCGCCAAGGAATACAAAAAGAAGTATCACAATATACACCGCATCAGTCACCAGATGGTTTGGAAGATGTGGAACGGTCAATGTCACAACCCTGATGCAGTGAAAGAAGAGAAGCCGTCAGCGAAAGCCAAGGGCGATATTTCCATTTATGATTTAATTGATAATGCGAAGAGCCTAGGTGACGAGGCTTTAGATGATTTACTTGACGAGATATCTAATAAGAAGATACGTTATTAATCGTTGATGTGATGGTCGTGGTCTAGCCCGCAGGTGTCGCCGCACATATCTCTGGCTGTCTCTTTTACCTTGTCTGCCTCTAGGTCGCTCCCTGACATCTTGCAGTAAACTGCCCATATCAAAGGGACAGCTATTGGATGGAGGCAGAGAAGCCAAGCGACTGGCATGGCTGCGTAGAATGCTGGATTGATGTAGTTTCCTAGGAGATACGCTATCGCTGGGAAGATTATGTCTTCTATTATTTCCCACACGATAAAAATAATCAAGAGCGCCTTCCCGTGCTTCAGGATGACGCTCTTGAGATTTTTTGAGTTCCAGAAGCCTACTCTATGCTCTATTGCTCTTCTTATTCGCTTAAACATAAAGTATATACATAAATCAATCGGTTTTATCTTCTTCCGTTCTGAAAAACTCAACAGGGGTCGCTTCAAGCTCGCTTGTGGAGGGAAGCTTCTTTTCAGCCCTCAAGTAGGTTGCTTCGTCGTAACTCATCGTAGGCAGGACTACCTTGGGGATGTCCTCTAGTCTTTCATAGCGAGGCATAGCCTCTCGCTTCTTTTTCACCATTTTACGATAGCGTTCGTTCATATTAGTTGTCCTTTCTAAAGACTGGTTTAAAAACCATATTGTTTAAGTTGTTTAATCGTGCTCTCAACATCATCTGGGTCGTGCTTGATGGCGATGCCGCCACCCTCACGGAACTCGTTGACATATTTGTCACGGTCGTCAATCAGAAGTCCTTGTTTTCCGTTGTGAACTCCGTAGGGCTTCTTGCTGTCAGCCAAATTGACTTTTTCAACTGGGACGCCCAGTTCTCGTTCAACCCAGATCCGCTTGCCGATCTTGGAACCTTCTTCCATCGGGGCTGATAAAATCTCTAGCCCTGGAATGTCTTTGATATAATCCCACAATTCTTTGCCGCCTCGTTCCCAGCCGAGATTAGCCCAGAGTTCAGCGTCGTCTTCAACGAGCCGGTACATGAAGTCTCTCGTCCGGTAGTTTCTTTTTAGGCTGCCTTCTTGGTCAGAACGAGCAATGTGCCACCTGCTGATCTCAACATCCCAGCCGCCGAGTTCTTTGGCTGCCGAGCGGGCAAGTTTGTGATCAGGATGATCAGGCTGATCTTTTAGTTCCTGAAAACGCTTGTTCATGTGTTCTAGGACGCCACCCTCAAAATTGACAAGGACGCCATCCATATCGCTAAAGACTTGGTACTTCATAGGAGCACCTCCCTTCAACACTATAATATCATGCCTAGGGCAGGTGTCAAGTTTTATCTTGGAGGCTCTGAGCAGTGTGCATTACATTACGCACAGAATGTAGCGCAACTTGAAGGTCACGTTCGGTCTCTGCCAGTTCTTCCAGCATCTCCTTCTTCTGGTCAGACGAAGTGATGAGGCTCCTTACACTGTCTTGGAAATCCAGAAGAAACTGCTGTTGTTGGTTCTTTAGATCCTCAAACGACTGAGGCATTGATAGCTCGTCCTTGACATAAGAAGGTACCAGTTCATACGCGGCTCGCGCATTAGATCGGTGGATGCACATTATTTATTCTCCTCTTTCTTTTTTGTGTTTTCCTTGGGCTTGGTGCCGTATACTACAGCGTGCCCCTCGGTTAACAGAATGTTGTTTACGTTTTTGTTGTTGGCGGTAAATATCTCTACTAGGTATCTGCCATACTTGCCCTTTTTATCTTTATGGGTGTTGACAGTAACTTCGGTTCCTACTGGGATTAGTTCTTCTACTCTCGCCTTCGCTAGTAATCCCTTTTCTCTTTCTTCGCCCCGAACTTCCCAGGCGTCAATCCTGTGGAGGCGAGTGCGGATATTCACTTGAACTGAAAGACCTAGGTCAATTCTTATATCAATCGTGTCGGCGTCAACAATCTTAAGCACCTCGGCACTATAAAAGTAGTCAATCTTTCCCATCGTTTATTTCCTCTATGGTCTCTAGTAAATTGTGTAGCTTGCCGGGTGAAAGGTTCTTATGCCGGTAAATGTTTCTAAGGATTCCGGCATGACTCAGGGCATGTGCTATCCACTGACTGCAATACCATCGGTTTTCTCTTCTAACTCCAAAGGAAGTTAAGTAAGTAAATAGCATCCCTGCCCAGTCATACCTGTCGCCAGCCGTTGACGAAAAGAAAAACTCTAAATCCGCCAGTTCGTCATCAGTAATGGAGATTGAAATAATATCCCACTCTTCTGCTGCAAACGACTCACCTTGTCTTTCTTCTACAACGGCAGTCTTAAAGGGTGATATCCCAACAACCCTCCCGTTGGGCAATATTAACTCTGCGTGAGTGTAGATGCTTTCGGTATACCACTGAATAATCTTGTGCTGCAAGCCGACAAGACCTTTGTAAAATGCAATTCTTAAAGTATGGGTTGTTACCCCAACGGCATTTTATCTCTCCTTGCAGCATAAACAGTGTGTAAGTATCTATACAGCAGTATCTAAAATATTCAAAACTTCTTCTAAAGTGTGCTGGTCGTTTGTTTTGTTCCGAATTTTATAAATTTGCATTGCCGATTTGAAGGCGGTTGTGTCTAGACGAGTCTTGAACTCTGCGAAAAGTTCTTTACGGTCGTCGCGAAGAGTCGCGATCTCGTTGTCTAAATTTGACAAGCGCTCAAGAAGCTCAGTTACCGTGTCTTTGAAATTGCTACTACTCATTGTTTTTCCTTTTCTAAACTAAATTGTTTATTATGCGGCACCGAGTTCGTGCCAGTAAGTTACTTTGCTAAAATGACTATGTGCGGAAAGATCCCAGAAGTCTTCGTTCGCCATCAGTCTGTCGTATGCTGCGACTTTATCCGCCGGAAACGATTGCCAGGTTTGCATAGCCATCAAGGCTTTCTCTGGAAGCTTCTGACGGTTATTATGTTGTTCAGTTTGCACAGCTATTCTCCCTAATTTTCGTATTCACACAAGCCAGTATCCGAGCAGAAAGCCTACTAAAAGAAACACTGGGTTTAGTGCTTTGTATAGCGTCGCTCGGGTGTGCCAATACGCCGTAGCAGCAATGAAGCCCTTGATAACCGTCCTTAGTTCGTCTTTAGTTATCTGGTCGTCAGTGGCGAAGAGGGCACGGAACATTTGATGTTCTGTCGGCATCTCAACCATAAGCTCCTCTTTGTCGTCGTCGTTGTCATAGAAGTTCATAAATCTCTACCTTATATTGCCTTCCGGTCTTGCTTTCCGAAATAAGCATCGTAAAGTCATCAAGTGCCGCGAGCACTTTGCCGTTGAGCCTTTCACGGGAAAACTCCTTTGAGCCTCGCTTGTTGATAGTCTCTTCCAAAGAGTTCCACTCTACCGTCTTGTTGATAAAGTGGGATGCCGATGTTGAATAAATCATTCTACTGTTCCTTAATGAACGGTTGCGTTCGTAGTTTCTAAACTTTCAAGCTGACTCTCTATCTTAATCGCTGCGAAGAGCAGACGTTGCCGGTGGGCAGCCTCTGTCAGCCCCATGCCGTCAAGGTGGTTCAGAAAATCAACGGGGTGGATTGGAGCACCGAGGCTCTCTAAAATCTCACACGCCTCGCGATATTGGGCGGTCTGTTCATCAACAGTGGAGGCGGGTTCTTCTTCTGTAACCTCGCCTCCGCCAATGATCCGCATCAAGTGACTCAAAACGTCTTCCAACTTAGTTCTCCTTTTCCAAGATTACCGATTAAAAGCAGGAACACGCGGCTTGAACGCCGAGGAACCTTCGTTTTGAAGGGAGTCTAGAGCGTCAACCATGCCTTGGAGGGCTTCGTTGGCTTGTCCGCCTGCGGTGTTGTTGATGGTTGCTGATTGAAGACTACGCAGGTGACTGCGAGCCATGGCGAAGGCTGAGTTGATGTTGTCCATCTTTTTTTCTCCCTGGAAGGGTTTATCCCTTTCCTCAACTATACATTAGCACGGTTAGAGTATGTGTCAAGTTTTATTTGTTGCCCGGAATCCGGCGAAGTTTGCGGGTAAGAATCCACCTCTTCTCGCCGCCAACAAAGACTTGTGTTTGAGCAGGACTCGCCACATTGTCTTGTTGGAGCACCACAGCAAGTTGGTGTGTATAAGCAGTTCTCGCGATGGACCCAACCTCAAACATTTTTGCCTGCCTTGCTTAACAAGCGGAGATTGCTTTCAATCACGCAGGTCGGCGTACTGGGGTATGGTCCCGTGGTTGCTGAGAATAAAACAATCGGTCGGTTACTCTTGGGATTGCGACCCGTGACGATGCCGTAGGTAGGAAGGTCATCCTCGTGTCGCAGATTGGGGTGCAGCGCCAACTGCACAAGGTCGCCGGGTTGAACTTGGTAGGAACTCATTTTGTCTCTCCCTCCAACAGTATAATAGCACGGTTAGAGGAGGTGTCAAGTTTTATTTTCGTGTAGCCAAGTAGGGTTCTTATATTTTCTGGTCATCTTGACCATCTTCAGTAGCCGAGCTACAGGGAGGGCGTTCCACTGTTTAATCTTGAACAGCCCCTCTTGGTCGCCGAGGGCAACGGGCTCGCAGCCTAGCTTGATGAGCTTCTTGGTCAGGAAGGTAAACTTCTTCTGGGTTTCACGTTCTACGCTCACCCCTACCCATTGATCACCCCAGCCCTCAAGCAGTTGGTCTTTGCCTTTGTATGTTCCCCGAGCCGTTACGACAGGGAGACAGTCTTCTGATCTCTTTAGTCGTAGGTTGTTCTCCCGAGCCCACTTGCGAAACTCTCGTCGCGACTTTCTATCTTCTTTTTCGGTCATCATTAGGAAATTCCCCCTCTTGTTCTGTGTTCTTCTTTTAATTGCCGAGCTACCTGCGACAGGTCAGCGCCTGCGGTGACGACTGCCTCCTTGATGCGTGGATTATGTTCGCCGACGGGAACGAGGTAGTCGTGCCAGACAGTGTAAGCCATGGCTGATATCTCTGGATATCCGCGCTGAGCCAACTGCCGATTAACCTCTGGAAGGTTCATCTTGTTCTTCACACACTCATAGATAATCAGCCGCTGCCGCATTCGCGCTCCTTTGCTTTTCATACTAATATTATACCATGGGGTGGTCGCGGTGTAAAGGAAAAAGCTTAGCGAGTGAACATATCTGCGATGTCCGCAGCCCAGGCGTGTGGCTTGGTTACGACGTTGTAGCCGCAGCCTTTTAAGATGCCTGTTATCTCATCATAAGAGTTGTTACTCTTGTATTCCTTGAGGGGATTTATATCAACGTGAACCGTCGGGGCGATACCTGTTCGGCTGTGAATGTCTTGCGCCAAATCAAGCAGAGTATAACATTCAGCAAAGAGCCTGTCTCTGACTGTATCAAATGCTCCCTGCTTGTCTCTGCGATATGCTACGATCACGCCGCTGCCCTTTTCCCGAACGCAAACTGTTGTCACCATGAGGCTGTAGCCTGTGTAGTTCTTGCTATCACAACCGACATGAAGAGACTGGTATTCCTTAAGCGGGAGAACCGAGGCTAAGTGACCGTTGAGATCTTTGGAGAACCCCTCGGCTAGCCCTTCCCACACAGGGTCGCGGGTAGTCATCAGGCACCTCTCCTAGTTTCTTTCACAGTGTCTGCCAAGAGAACACCAGCTATGGCAATCAAAAACAATCCGCCGATGACAGCAGAAATGGCAGCACCCGTAGTTGTCGTTAGTAAATCTTTCATAAATTATTCTGGTTCCCGCCAAAACAAAAGCGAGCTATAATTGCTCGCCCTTGCCACCTATGAGTTTCAGGTCAGCGGGAATCACCCCCCTTCGTATGGATTTTGATTATAGTGTGAAAAGACCAAATCATAGGTTATTTTTTATTCATCGTGCCAATCGTCACTCTCTTCTGATTCTTTCAATAGCCGAGCTACCTCGCGCTTTCGCGACATATAATAAATGATGCAGAAAGGGTAGGCGAAACTTACTATATTAAAAGTGCCGTAAGTCAAGTCATACACAAAAAGTGCTGCGAAAACCAGTATAAAGAAATCATAAAAGAATAAAAACATTTAATTAACCTCCAGTGAAAAGCCTATGGAACTTAATACGTCACGAGTATAGTTGACGTCTTCGTTGAGAATGGCGAAGGTCTCTGTCTGCTCTCTGGACAACAACAGACTTTCGCTGTCTTCAGCCATGGGGCATTCTGCCAACCCTACGTTGAGATATTCTCGTTGGGCGGCATGGGCGGCGATGGCGAGGCAGATAGCCAAGACGCTATCAGTGGTCATGTGTTCTTCTTCAATATCCAGCAGGCACTTCTGTAGATAATCTATATCCCCGTTCAATTCAGCGAGCCCTTGGCGGAGCGTGCCAAGGGGCAACAAGTATGATGTAGAGTCAGTCATCATGTTGCCTGCTCCATTGGGGAAACCTTCTTTGTAGATAGTTTCGTTTGCGGACCACTGCGTTTCTATATTTTATAATCTTGCTTATGTTTTTAGAACGGGTCCAGCCAGAACCGCCATTATAGCAGGCAAAGAGATTGTTTTTCCTGCAAGATGGTCTCCAAGATAGTTTCGCAGCCACGGCAAAGGCGTAGAGCGTGTTGACCCTGGGCTTCACCATTTCTCGCTTAAACTCTTTATATGAGCGAAAGCCTAGTGCTGCGTGGTGCCACCTATAATTTATCTGGAATATTCCTACGTCACCCGTATTACTCACAGCAGAAGGATTGAAGGAACTCTCGTGCCAAGCGATAGCGACGTAAGTGTGAGGGTCAAGGCGTTTTTTCTTTGCTAGGCGCACTATCATACTAGCATGTTTCTTCTGACTTGCGGACCACTGGTCGGGCATGCTAGGATAGTATGCCTGCTGAAAAGAAACATAATGTAGAACAAGGCTAATCCAAATCAACGTCTACCCTGACCTCAAGGCTTAAAGAAGGGACGCGAATGTGGTTGGCAATATTATATTTCAAACACTCTTCTGCGTCTAGAAACCAGTCAGCGTGACCTTTTTTGTGAACTATCTTTTTAAAAAAGTCTGCTCGCTTCCCGCAATTCTTAGCCATCATTGAAAAGATCAACTGGTCAAGGCGCTCGGATTCGGCAGCATTTGCCTTTACCTCTTCAACCTTTCCTCTGCCGCCGCTGGATACATCGTGTATCATTACTGTGGCATCGGGTGCCATGAAGCGGTAGCCCTCAGAACCAAAGGTGCAAAGAACAGCGCCACAAGACATCGCTTTACTTTCAACGATGGTGGCAATCCGCTGCTCGGTATTTTTAATCTCTGCAATCATAGACATGAGAGAATATACCTGACCGCCATAACTATCAATCACAATAGGGATGATTGGTTGACCCGAGTTGCGAGCCAAATCCATATCTTCGGCGAACTTTGACGCCGAGTCCTCTGTAAACTTATTCACTCTAACAATTTTAGGAACACTATGCAGTTTAATTTCCTTGATACTGGGATCAATTGTTCGGTTGAAGTTCAAAATTCTTATCCTTTCAGGAGTTGTTTGCCGGATTTTAGATATTCTCTCAAGTCATCATATCCTCCGACGAAATGCTGTGTGCCATCTTTCATTATCTCTAGTATCAAGGGAACAGTCTTCCAGCCGGGCTGGTGTCTTCCAATGGCTTCTACTAACAGTTCGGGCTGGTTGTCTGTGGCGGAGACTTCGTAGCCATGCCCGTTTTCTGCTATGAGGCGCGTTGCCGCATGGCAATAAGGACAGGCTGAACGAGTGTATAGTAGAAACCTTCTCATCCCATCTCCTTTTCTTTCTTGCCTACTGGAAGGCAGTCTTCAAGAAGAGCCAACCACTCTGATCCGTCAAACATCACCCTGTTGTAAATATGAGGCACTGTTGGGTATTCCCCAAGAAAAACAGTTGTAAGAGGTTCAATTAAGTTAATGAAATCAGAAGCGACGCCATGGTCTTCGTCTAGCTTAACCAGCGTTACATTGGAAGGGATAAATACTAAACTCCCTATCAGCATCACTCCTCGCCTTCTGAAACGTCACTGTCGCTTTCGGCTGTCTGTTGTTCTAAGTTCAGTCTACGCAAAAAGCTGTTAAAGCCCGTAGCCTCTTCAGCTTGCTCTCGCAAGACTTTAACTGCTGTCGTAAGGCGGGCTGCGTCTTCGTCACTTAGCACGTTATCCAAGTTCTCCGAAGTATTCGCAGTGGTTACGCAACCAGAAAGTATGTTCGTTAGTTGAACTAGGTGGCGGGATACTTCTGCGATGTCTGCGCGGATATCTTGCAGGTTCTCTACCGCTGCCTGAACATCTTCGGTTGTCTGGATTGACTCTCCGGTGTCGTCATCCCAAATAACGCTAGATAAATCAGTCGCAAGATATCTCAACTCTCGGGCTTGTAATCTTAAAAGAGCCCCTACATGTGCCGGGACATCTTCTACTCTCACGTTTAATGTAATCTGTGCTTCCATTTTTCTTTCCTTTCGCTGGGTTATTCCCAGCCTCTCTTCCATTTAATTTTGTGCTTTGCCTTGCGGCTCTTACCCTTTTGTACGTCGTTCTCTCTTGTATGGTGAACTCCACCACCCGTCTTAAAAGTATTCTCTAAGAATAAGGGCGTCTTTACAGTATACTTCTTTTTCTTTCGGGATTTAGCCTTTTTTTTGTTAGCCATTTTTTTGCCCTGCCGAGTTTTACCGAGTGATCATCATGTCCATAAACATCTTAACCCAGGCAGCCGCAGAAGTCAAGACTAAAGCCCATATAAATTTTGAGGCTCCCTCTTTCCAAGTGCGGAGTTCTCTTACTTCGGTACGCAGTTCGTCATAGCCTTCAAGCTCTTTATCAATAGACTTGCGCCAGATTTGAGTTTCTTTGTGCTCCTCAATTATGGGGCGTGTGGTCTGAATAAATTCCTGTCGGCGATTTGATTCCATTTCTAGATCTTTGATTCGGCTGAACAAACCTAGGTCAGGATCATACAGTGCTTTTTTGATTGAGCGAACATCTTCTCCAACGGTGGAGACTTGTTCAGTCAATTTGTCAAAGCCGCCGTTAAGAGCCTTAGCCGAGGATAGCCGTTGTTCTATCCCGTCTAGCTTTTCATACAGCGCCTTGGCTAGTTGTTCATCATCCATAATTACAAGTCTCCTTAGAAGCGAGCTACTATTCACTTACCTTATAAGTAGCCGATAAGGAGTGTTATTCCTTGGCTTCCCGCAAAACGGCGCAGTTGGTCGTGAGGAGCGTCCCTGCTGCTGAAACAGCGTTGCGTAGAGCAGACTTAGTGACCTTCACGGGGTCTAAGACGCCTGCCTCTATGAGATCCTCAAAGCGTGAAGTCTTCACATTAAAACCGAAGTTATCTTCCAACTCGGCGTTGGGGTCGTCTAGCGTGGCTAAAACAATATCAGAGGAGACCCCTGCGTTGGCTAGTATCTGCTTGACAGGTGCTCTTGCTGCGCTGATTACCACCTGTGCTCCCATAACTTGGTCACGATTCTCAAGTTCTAGGTTAAGCTTGTGGGTGGTTGTGACGAGTGCTGTTCCGCCGCCTGGAACTACGCCTTCTTCTTGGGCTGAACGAACAGCCTCCAAGGCATCCTCTATACGGTGTGTCTTTTCAGTCACCTCAATCTCTGTTGCTCCACCTACCCGAATAACTGATACGCCAGATGCTAGGCGAGTAATACGCTCCTGCGTTCTCTCTGCTTCGTGTAGGTTTTCAGTATTTGCTACCTCTGTTCGGAGTGCTTCCACTCTGTTATCAATATCTTCTGGAGTTCCCGAACCTCCTGCGAGGGTGGTATGACTCTTTAATATCTCTACCGAGTTTACTTCGCCGAGATGCTCTAGTTTCACATCCTTTATGCGTAGAGGCTGATCCTTGCTGATGAAGGTTGCTCCGACTGTGACGGCTAGATCAGAGAGTAGGTTGCGTCGCTCTTCGCCGTAACGAGGGGCTTTGACTGCTGCTACTTTCATCCCGCCTCGCATACGGTTCATGATCAAAGCGGCTAGGACTTCTCCCTCAATACTTTCAGCGAAGACGACGAGTGGTCGCCCGTCTCTCGCTGCTACCTCTAGGAGAGGAAGTAGTTCTTGTAAGTTATCTAGCGTTTCATCAGTAACTAAAACTAGGGCGCTCTTATAAGCCACTGCTCCCCGTCGCTCGTCAGTAATAAATTGCGGGGAGGCGTAGCCTGCGGGCAACTGAAAACCTTCAATCACATCTAGACTGGTTTCTAATGAGCGACTTTCCTCAATAGTTACAGCGCCGTCTTTACCAGCAGCCGCTACGGCTGATGCGATGAGTTCGCCAATAGCAGCGTCGCCATTAGCAGAAACCGTAGCGATGTGGGCAATGTCCTCTTCGCTTGATATGGGCTGGGATAGTTCGTCTAGTGCTTCTAATACCGCTGTGACGGCTTTGTCCATGCCTCGTTTTAGCTCCACCGAATTGCACCCTGCGGCGATGTGCTTGTGTGATTCATTTAATACCGCACGAGCAAGAACAGTTGAGGTGGTTGTGCCGTCGCCTGCGGAATCATTAGTTGCTAACGCTGCTTGACGGATTACATCTGCCCCAGCGTTTTCAAAATCATCTTCCAGTTCTACGACGCGAGCAACAGATACGCCGTCCTTGGTAATGACTGGTGGCTTACCCCGCTGATATAAAATAACATTCTGACCGCCTGGTCCTAACGTTGAAGCGACGGCATCCGCAAGTTTGTTTGCGCCGCTTAATAGTTTTTGACGAATGTCTTCGCCGAATAAGATATTGTTGCTCATTTTTTAGCTACCCTCTACGTTTAACACTTCAATCTCAAAAATAAGGTCTTCGCCTGCAAGTGGATGGTTCAAATCAGCCGTTACTGATTCGTCAGTTACTTCCGTGATCGTTGCCATTAAATGATCGCCGTCTTCATTCATTAGCGGGATAGGCATGCCCGCTGCGAGTTCTGTGCCTTCTGGAAAGGCTGCACGCTCTAGAGTAGTGACCGCTTCGGGATGGCGAGTGCCGTAGGCGTCTTCCGCAAGGATAGTAACGGTCTTGTTCTCACCCTCGTTCATGCCGACTAATGCGTTGTTAAACCCTGCGATTAGTTCGCCAGAGCCCACAGTCGTAGTCAGTGGCTGCCCTCGCTCATGGGAGTTGTCAAACTGCGTCCCATCTCTGAATCTTCCTGTGTAGTGGATGGTCACAATGTTTCCGTCTTGTATTTGGTTGCTGTTGTTAGTCATACTAGTTTCCTCTTTCTTTAGGATAAGGTAGGTTTACCTTCTTTGGATTATATTGTACAAACATTTCTTTAAGATTTTTAGTCTCTTTTTTAGTTTTCCCGAGAATATAGCAATATTTGTGTTTTGGTGGGACAACACGGGAATCGCAAGAGTCTCTAAATCGCTTCTCCTCCGCTTTTATCTTGTCTTTTAAACCAGCAGGCATCGTATCCCATTTGGGAGTGTATTTGCCTAGGTAGGTCTTCCACTCTTCATAAGGCATTCCAAGGGCTTCGGCGTAGCGTCTGTATTTTGATTTCTTTCTGAACTCTCTGTCGCTGAACCAACCTTTTTCTGGGTGTTGAGGGTCTTTGTATACCTTGTTTGTTCCCGAGGTTTGACCTAGATAGGTCCAGTTGAGTGCTTGATAGATTGTTCCCAGTTCTTTGGCTAGTGGGTCGCTGTATGCTTCAAAACATCTGAACTCTGTATTCTTAACCATCCACTTGCACGCTCGTGATACTAACCAAGAGCCCATGTTCTTTGGAGCCCAACTAATTGATGCACCCCTTGAGACGAGTTTGATGATGTTTTTATTCTCTTTGCCGAGAAGATGACTGAACGCATTAGGAGTAGCCATTACAATGACGCCAGCCAAAGTGCCCGAGGGCTTTAGGCGTGCTGTGAAGCGATGAGTGGGTCGGTTGGGTAGACATCCCAAGAACTCGTGTTTGATGATAAACTCTTTGATTTCTCTACACTGGTCTTTGTCTGACTTATCCACATAGGCAAAGTCAAAGTCCGAGGTGCGGAGGGCTTCAGCCCACTCAATAGTTTTTCCTAGTTCCTGTAAGTCGTCTGTGGTATTCCGAAGTCTTACTTCGTATTGCCAGCAGTGATTTTCTTGAAGGTCTTTGAATCGTTCAAAGGGGTCGGCTTTCACTAGCCCTCACTTTCTCTATACCCATTCATGAATTTTTCTGTTATCTCTGGGGTACATCCCCACCCGCATATTATTAATCCCGTAGTTGGCGCGACCAGAGGCGAAGCGAGTCACCAGGGTTGGAGCATAGCCTTCGTCAAAATCGCCGTCAAGATCTTTTCTTACCATAAGGTGATAGGCGCTTAAGTTATATACCCCTTGGGTATCCGTTTTTTGAATTTCAAAGGGTCCTTGTGCGACTACATCCACATTCTCCACCCCCCCTTCTCCGGCGGGGTCATATTCGTTTCCGAACATCGCTAGCATCTTTAGGCGAGCATCTTTGATTACTCTGCCATAACTTAGACCTCTTGGATACTCCCAACGAATAGGATTTCCTTCTTCGTCACGATTAACAACTTCCAGCTTACTGCGTAGTGTTTTTATAAAATCTACAACCTCAGGGTGCAAAAAGATATCTTGCCCTGCTTTCTTAGTTACTCCGCCCCACTGACCGAACGACTTTGGAGCACTGCCATCTTTATGAGAGATGTAAATTTTGTCTCCATCTTCGCCGTAAAGAATAAAATCTGTCTTAGGGTCCATTCCGTTGACTTTTCCCATAGAGCGAACGCCAACTATCCCATCAAATGTTTCTAGCAGTTCACCCTTCTGAGACAAAAGCCTTACAGTTATAGGTTGCTTATCGTTGTTACTTATAGCCGCCTGAATGAGTTTTTGCAACTCGCCTTTGGCGAAGTCTTCTTTCTCAGTGCCAGATTCTGACGATTTGCCCCCGAATTCGGCAGTCTTGTGCAGTTTCCGAAGAGAGATGCCTTTGCCGTCGGCGGTGGGAAACATTCTAGAATAAGGACCAAGAATCTTCTGTACGTCTTCCAAAGAAAAGCCGCCCTTGTCGCGGAGCTTCCCTAGAAGGGCTATCAGCTTGGGATCTTTTTTAAGAAGGACCTCCTCCTCGCTCCCTTCTATCTGGAAGGGTTCTTCGTTCTCTATTTTTTTAATCAAAACTGCTAGACGAGAGGGTTGACGCACAAACATGGGAAAATCCAAGCGTGCCTCCTCTACAACTTCAGCCTCCCCTGCTTCAACAAGCAGGTTGCGGGAGAAGCTATCTATCATCCCCTCTAGCACAGAGAAACCTTCGTGTATCTTCGCAGCGTCCACTTGTTGTTTCTCAATCGCCCCTATTAACTTTGGGCTGTGCCATTGGAGTTCTTCCGCCACATCAGGGCAACCGCATGACTCTGCGGCTGATGCGACATACTCATCAACATTATTAGCCGATAGACCATCTAGGAAAAGACCCTCAATAAAAGCCTGTTGTTCTGTGAACGCCATGGTTCCCCAGTCACGCTCATAGTTGAAGCCATTAATGTTTAGCCGGCGGGTTAGTTCCCCGACCTTTTCCTTGAACTCACCAGTAATGTCTGGCTTGGACGCCAGTTCTACAGCTTGTTCCTTAGTTACCTTGAAGGACATCTTTAATTTCCTTAGTAACTAATTGTATCAGACTTTCGTGTTCGATGTCAACTTCTTTCTCGCCGACTCTGATAATTAATCTGGCTGGCTCTTCAACTTCAGGTGCGATAGCAATCATCTCTCCGCACTCGCCTACTAGCCCTTCCTCTTCCAGTCTTGCCTGCTCTTCTAATATGATTTGAGACAATCTTGATTTCGTGATTTTTAGAATATTATTAGCCATGGTATGTTACCCTCCTTGTGGGTTCTCTTTATAGTCTATATAGGATACTGTATTAACAAACGAGTTTTAATCTCTCTGTCTCTTTTATTGCCGAAAGATGAGCCCTCGCGATGGCTGTCGTTCCTTCGTCTGAAAGCATATATAAGCACTCTTTCTCGTTTGTGAAAAATCCGTTTTCAGTTAAGATAGCAGGCATAGAAGTTCGCCTAAGTATATAAAATCCCGCTGATTTTGAGCCGCGGTTTTTCAAGCCCGTAACACTTTTAATGTGCTGCTGGAATATGATTGCGAGCTTGCGACCGACTTCGCTGCCGGTGCAGTAATAAGTCTCCGCACCCGTAACATTAGTCCAATCCACGCCGTTGCCAAATGCGTTGCCGTGAATTGAAATCAATATCTTCTTTTTTGGAGTTACCAGATCATCTGCTCGCTTACACCTTTCCGACAGGGAAATGTCTCGGTGTTCTTCTGGGACAAGAAGATGGTAGTCTATGCCCTCATCGTGAAGCATGGCGCAGAGCTTTTGTGAGACCTCGCGATTAAACTTATATTCTAAAAGCTGGGTGCCATCAGAAAAAAAGGGGGATCGTTTACCGGGTGTGGTGCTGGCGTGTCCGTTGTCTAAAATCCAAAGGTAGTTGCTCTCTGGCTTCTGCGGCGGAACGGTTGGCTTGGCAGGTGGGATCATTGTATTGGTCATCCATCTTATTAGCAGTTCTATAAGTTTCATTTCCCCTCCTAAAACAACAAAGGAGAGCCAAAGCCCTCCTGAGTTGCACAGAGATGTTGTTCTCTACTTTACTTGGCTTTGCGTAGGAGGCGCTCTACGACGCGGGCTAGAACAGCCTCTACCACCTCGTCATCTTCAACGACCACGACCTCATCTAGAGTGTCTTCGGCTTTGTCTTCAGTTTCGGTGACGGTTTCAGTTTCAGTTTCGGTTTCGGCTTTGTCTTCGGTTTCGGTGACGGCACGGTTGGCGGGAGCCAACTCTTCTTCTTCATCACCCATCGCAAGCTCGGCGTCCATCGCAGGCTCAGCGTCTAGTGCTGGTGCGTCGTCAAGAGCAGGCTCAGCGTCTAACGCTGGTGCTTCTTCGCCACCTTCCATTGAGATAGGCACGCCTGTCTCAGCAGTAAGGGCAGCAACGACGGTAGCAACAATGTCTTCTACCTTTGCTTCAATCTCGGGGGAGGCGTCGGCAGCAGGTGCTTCGGCGTCCATCTCCATGTCTAAAGCAGGTGCTTCAGCGTCCATGGCTAGGTCGTCGGCAGGAGCATCGTCCATTTCCAACTCTTCTTCACCTTCCTCGTTAAGGAAGTTTTCAGTTAATGGGGTGATAGCAGCTAGCTTGCCCCAGCGGCGAATTTGAGTCTCCGCAATGATACGCTTCTTAGACATTGTTTTTCATCTCCTTGTTGTCTTGAAAACCAAGTAATAGTAAAGTGTTGATATTTTCAACATTATAAATAGTTAAGCCTTTTGTTAAACGACCACTATTGTTAAAAATCGTCATAAGCCTCAGCCGCAAACATTCTAGCAAGCTTTTTCTTGATCTGCTGCTCTATCTGATATACTCTAACATGGCTAACACCTAGGCGCTTGGCTGTCTCTTCTAGTGTAAGCCCGTCGTCATTCTTGTTGGCGCATACAATTGAACAGTTGTTGTCTTCTGGATGTTTAATCCAATGCCTACAGTCTGACTTGGTGCAGGCTAGGCATCTACGTTCGTGAAACGCATGGCAGGGTTCTTTTTTAATCTTCATTTTAAAACCCCGAGTTATTCTTTTTTATTGCTCCCGAGACGTTGACGATATGGGGCTTGCTTTCTACAAATCCCGCGGAGGTTTGCTGAATCCATTGAGCGTTGGCTCGTAGCTCAGTTAGGTTTCTTGCATTGCTATAGCTGCATCCGCTCTTGAGCCCGCCGATGAGATTAGCGATGGTGTCAATTACGGTGCTCCGGCAGGGAACATAGGAGGTCACTCCTTCTGCTGCGGAATGAGTTCCTCGCCAATCAAGTTGGGCGTCCTTGGAAGCCATGCCTCTGTATAGTTTTACACAGGTGCCATCGGCAAGTTTCTTGCGCTTGCCTGGCGACTCCAAAGTGCCTCCAAGAAGAGAGCCGCACATTACAAAGTCGGCACCTGCGGCGATGGCTTTGGTTATGTCGCCGCTGTTCTTGATGCCGCCGTCGGCGATTATCTTGACATCTCGGTCAGTGCGAGCGCATTCAAAGATGGTCTGGAGCCCTGGCATGCCGTGCCCCGTTTGAACCCGTGTGCTACAGATTGATCCTCCTCCAATATTACAGCGAACACTGTCGGCTCCCCAATCGGCTAGGTCGTTCACCCCTTCTAAAGTGGCTACATTGCCTGCCATGATGTGGAGAGCGCCCTTGGGGAAGTGTTGTCTTAGGCTTTCTAGGGCATTCTTCATCAGGAGGTGATGACCGTGAGCTACATCTACGCATAGAATGTTTGCCCCAGCCTTCACTACTTCTTCCGCTCTTTCTAAAAAATCTCCCGCTACGCCGACTGCTGCGCCGATGTTGGGTAGGAAAACGGAGTCCGTTAATAGTTGGTTGTGCGCCTCCAAAACCATTAAGGCTTGCTGCTCAATCGTGTTGTAGCGGTGGATGATGGCTGCCCCGCCTGCTTTCGCCATAGCGACTGCCATGTCTGTCTCGCTCACTGTATCCATCGGCGAGGCGAAGATAGGGGAGGTTAGTCTGGTACCGGCACCCAAGTTAGAGCTTACATCTACCTGTTTTCGGCTTGTGATGTCGCTGTATTGCGGTTTAAGCAAAACGTCGTCATAAGCCAATGCTAGTGGAATGTCTAAGTCATTATTATTCACTTTGTTCCCCTTCAGGGTTAATAGTATTGATTATTTCCCGAGCTTTCTGTGTGCAGTCCGGGCAGAAGAGTGAAATCGTTTCCTGTTCTGATTTTGCAACGACAGTCCAAGTCATATGGGCTTCCCGTGTCTTTGGGAGGTCTGCGGAGCAGGCGGAACAGGCGCTTGGAAGTTTGTTGAACATTCCTATCTGTTTTTCTGCTGCCTTTTGGGCTGTGTCATCTGATAAATTTTTACGGCTGGGTTTGTTCTTCTTTTTCTTGTTGCGCTTAACCTGTTTAGCGTGCTTTTTTGTTCCCGACATTTTATTCCTCGTCAATCTTTCCGCCAAAGAAGGCGGAAGCGATGAACAAAGCCGAGGCGAAGGTCGCAAGAAGAATAGCAAAACCGTATACCAAGTATTGTGCGAAGTTCTCCATTTTTACATTCCCGTTGAGCCGAAGCCACCGGCTTGGCGTTCTAAACTAGCTTCACTGTCGTAAATCTGTTCTTGCTCTTCAAACTCTAGGTCAGTCGTAATCTGAACAAAAACGGCTTGGGCAATTTTTTGACCCGGCTGGATCAGGATGCAACTGTGACCCACATTGTGAAGAATCACCTTTACCTCTCCTGTATATCCCTGGTCTACGACACCGCCGCCAACATGGATGCCCTTCTTCAAACTCAACCCTGACTTGTTTTTGATTTCAAGCATGTGCCCGGCAGGAACTTCAATGCGTAGCCCCGTTGGGAGAAGTGCTCGCTCTGAAGGAGCGATGCTTACCGGCATCGTTGAATTGATGTTCTCCGGGGCGAAGCGTAAATCTGCCCCTGCGTCAGTTGGATGGGCTCTTTCCGGCAGGATGGCATTCTCCCTTAGACGGTGAACTCTTACTTTATTATTGCTATTGTTTGCCGAAGGTTGCGCTTCAGTTTCATAACCGGGACATGCCTTTTTTAAATTGCAGCCGCAGTTGTAACACTCGTCGTCGCTCGCTGATTGTCTGTTAGTCATCTTTCTCTACTTTCTTTATAAATTGGTCAAGGAATATTCTTTCTCTATTCCCTGAATTGTTGATTACTGTTGCTGATTGTTGTTGACCCTTGCGAAGGCGCGGGTGCTTGTGGACTAGTAAACCCATACACTCTTGTTGGGTCACTCTTTCGCCATCTCGCAAGTATGGATGCACCTGCGACAGGTCTCTGGTTTTTCTGTATCTGATAAGGTCGCCTAGCTGTAGGTCTGCCCATCGTCGTCGTCTAGACACGAAGTCTCCCATCTATTAATATATTACAAGGAGTTTAGGGTTTTGTCAAGTATTTGTTTGAGAATTAATCCACTCTTGGGCGGCGGGATTGGTAACTGGAGAGTTTACAAAACTGGCTGATGCTTTCATCACTTCGTCAGCGACGGGCTTGTATTCGTTATTGTCAATATAGATAAAGTCTTCTCCGAAGAGGGCTTCATACTTTTGTTTGTTCTCTTGAACCTTGTGCCAAAGGTCGTCTACTAGGTCTTTGCCGAGTTTGCGCTCCCGTTTAGCGTTGCGCTCTTGGGCAACGTCTAGGTCCACATCAATAAATACCATCATCGTATCGTAGCCAAGGTTTTCAAGCATTTCTTTATTGCCTGAAATCTTGTTATATTTGCCGCCTGTGCCGTCAATGATTACACCGAGGCGACCATCTAGGAAGTTGTGGAATCTCTTGTTGGATAAATTTTTGGCGATGTTTCGGATTGATTCTGGGTCGTCATGTTTCTGAATCTTGTCCCAAAGTTCTGGGTTTTCTTTTGATATCCTGGCGAGGTCGCCTTTATCTATGCCCGCTTTTTCTAGCCCTATTTCAAACAGCGTATCGGAGTTCACAACCTTCAAACCAGATGGAGAGAACGATACTTTATCAAAGACTTTATTTCCGTCTTCCGAGCGTAGACCGAATAGAACGTCAGTAACAAAACTCTTTCCTGAGCCTGGTCCACCTGCGAGGAATACAGCCTTAAAGATACCTGGGTCATTAACCCCCTCTTCTAGGTCTAGTGGAGACTCTAGGAGGATGTCGTTCTCTCTAATGCTTTCTCTGATTAATTGGAGGAGTGCTTCTTTTGTGATTTTCATTTTGTCTCCCGAGGGTTGCGCGCTCTATAAGTAGTTGCTTTTAAGTCAATCTCTTCAACATTTTAGAGATACTAAATGTGCTGAATCCCCATTTCTCTTCATGATTCAACTTACCCATATAAACTTTGTTGAGATATATCCTATCTGTGTCCCTTACTCCCCAACATTTAATGTCCTCATCTGCTCCATTAATATCAATCACTTTTAATATCCAATAGTCTTTCCCTTTTTTTGTCTTTCTTTTGATTACTTCCCGAGGAATGAACCAGCAGACTTTGAGTTCAGGGTCAAACTCGGAGATTGGAGGGCAGGCGCTGTTGTGTAGTTTCGCTTGTAGTTGTTCAGACATAACTGCGTCTACAGGGAAGATGCCTGTTAATGATGCGAAGTGCTCAATCTTCTCTTCGTTGGAGAAGTCGCCTTCGGGAGCATAGGTTTCTATGTTCTCTAGCAACTTCTTCTTTGACTTTGGTCGGTCAACGGCTACGGCTGACCAGTAGTGGTTGAGACCTGTGAACCGTATATCCATCAGGTCGTTGAGAGCCTGTGAGCGAACGAGAACATCTACCGCCTTCTTGTTGAGTTTAGAGTAGACGATTTCATCATGAAAGAGAAAGTCTTCAACAGTCTCAAAAGGTCGGTGGTTTAGTATCTGGTCAATCGCTGCATCGCCGAGACCCTTAATCCCGCCGAGAGGCTGGATGAGCGTTTTGCTGTCTTCGCTGATTTCCCATACCCGACCTGATTTATTAATGCTGGGCGGGGCGATGGAGAAGCCGAGTTTCTTGGCGATGTTGATTGCTGCTGCTTTACGCTTCTCGGGCTCCTTGTCTAGGAACGCAGCAGCCCACTCTACCTCAAAGTAAGTTGAGAGCCAAGCACACTGGTAGGAGATAATGGCGTAACTATAACTATGCGAGGCATTAAAAGCATAGGCGTTGAAGTAAATGAACTTCTGCCACATATCATCAGCCTCTCGTTGAGAGATGCCCTTTTCCAAACAACCTTCTACGAACTTCTTTTGGATTTCTGCCGACTTGCCGTCTTTGCCTGTGCCCCGCTTGGTTAGAACTTTGCGGAGGAGGTTGCCCTCGTCAAGAGAAATGTCTTTACCAAGTTTGTGAGCCAGCATCGCTAGTTGTTCTTGGAAAATCAAGAAACCCGTATTCTTCAACACTTCCTTTTCTAGCGGATGGCAGTAATCTACTACGTCTGGGTTCTCCCGCCAGTTAAGATACTGGTCGTGAACCTTCGCAGCAAGAGGACCAGGGCGGTAGATCGCCGTGACGTTTGATAGTTCTTCAATAGAACGAGGCTGTGCCGAGGTGCAGAACTGCTGGACACCTTTTTGGGTGAACTGGAACGTTCCTACAAAGTTCCCCTGATGAAAGACGTGCTCCCATACGTTTTGGTCATCAAAGTCCATATTGTCTGGATTGAGATGTTCGTTGTAATAATTCTTGACATCTTCAAACGTTGGGTTCTCAATATTCTTGTGTCGCCGAAGAATGTGCTCAATCGCTCCTTGGATCATCCGAAGGGTGCTTAACCCAAGAAGGTCAAACTTAATGAACCCCATGGGTTCCAGATGACGGACGTTCATTCCTTCTGCCCAAGGCGTCTGCCGTTTACCCTGAAAACTAATCAAGGGCATATGATGGCTAATGTTCTCCGAGACGATTGCTCCGCCAGCATGAGTAGAGAGACCCCGAGGGTTGCCTAGGATGTTCTCAACGTGAGTGGCGATGTGTGGATACTTATCAAAATAGTCTTGGAGCGTCTCCGAATACTCTTTAACCTCTTCGTAGGTTGGAGCATAGACGCCTGCGGTAATGCCTTGGGCTTTCTTCGCTTTTGGAGTTGCTTCAACTAGCATTTTGCCTGTTACGTTATTGACCTCGGTGAAGGGCACATCATAGAACTTGCTGATGTCTTTAATCAAAGAGCGAAGTTGTAGAGTGTTGACGTTGGAGATGGATACAACGGAGTCTTCACCCCACATCTCTGTTAGCTCCCGAACCAGAACTGCTCGCTCGGAAACATCAAAGTCAATATCTGGCATACCCGAAGAATACTTGCTAAGGAATCTCTCAAACTGTAACCCATATTTTAATGGGTCAACCTGTGTGATACCTAATACATACGACATTAGAGCACCCGCTGCCGAGCCACGAGCAGTTCCGCAGAGTTGAGTTTCCCATGCCTTGTCGCTGATAGCTTTCATCGTTAAGAAGTATTTGGCGAAATCTCGCTCCTTGATTACATCAAGTTCATACTTTAGGCGATCAACATATTCCTTATTGCGATGGAGGTTCTTTTCTTTTAGCCCCCGAATACAATCTTCGGTCAGGGCTTGGATTGCTGTCTTGCCTTCTGGAACTACGAAGTCGGGAAGGCGAACCGTAGTATCAGGCTGAAAATCCTCAATAAGTTCCGAAGCGATGTAATGGGTCCGCTCAATAGACGCACGGACGATATGGTCGTCATACTCTACCTTACGCTTGGCTGAATAGTATTTATATGAGTCCCACATCTCATCCCCGTTCTTGGGATAGAGTTCGTAGCCGATTTCATCTGTGTTCGCTGGGAGGGTGTTTGCGTCTTTTGCCCAAGCAGGAGCCTTGCCTGCCCATCCGATGCGTTTATACATCTCTCGGTCTTTCCACATCTCGGGGCGAGGGTAGTGGCTGTCTGCGGTTGAGATAAGTTCAACGCCCATCTCGGTGCATACTTGGATGACATAACTGTTGATGTCATGTTGCTCTGGGATGTTGTTCCATTGCAGTTCGCCATAAAAGCGGTCGCCGAAGATGTCTACAAATTGAGCGACGGTGTGGCGCATGGCGTCAAGAACATGGTCGTCTCCCTTTTCTCTGTTTGCGTAGTAGTCGCCAGCCAGAGGACCGCTCATGCAGGCAGAACTTACGATTAAGCCTTCGTTATGCTTCGCAAGCATATCAAAGTCAACACGAGGGTAGCGGTAGAAGTTGTCTGGGTGGTAACTATCTGAAATCAACTTAAACAGATTATTTAGCCCAACTTGGTTCTGGGCTATCACTACCAAGTGGTGGCGGAGGTTTAATGGATTACGCTGCTTCTTTTGGCGATCTTCATCTTCTACAACAAGACCGATTTCTTCCTTCTTGACCTTCTTCTGGGTCTCTTTCCAATCGGCATACATTTTCCGCCACTTCTTGTGGGAAGGGAGGAAATACATTTCACAACCGAAGATGGGGCGGATGTCTCTGCCCTCTTTCTTCATCTTTTTGGCGTGCTCAATATAATATACAAGAGAGTTCATGTTGCCGTGGTTGGTCGTGGCGAACATATCCATCCCGTTTTCATACGCAAACTCTAAATGTTGAGACGGCTGACCGAAGCCATCAAATGGGCTCCCGATGCCGTCGTGGGTGTGTAGATTTACAAAGGGGAGGCTGGGGGTCTTACGCTGGGCGTTGCTCATTCAAGTGACCTTTCTTTGGTCGTATTTCTTACTCGGGGAGGGACATTTGGATATCTAGTGCTGGGAATGAGTGGTTTTCTAGTTCGGGTAGCCCGTAACCTTTAATCTTCCATCGTTTTTTTGGAAGACACTCAATAGGGGTCCACAAGTCTAGCTTCTTTCTCATTTCTTCTGACTGTTCCTTGACGGCTCTGAACTCTTGGGCATTCTTCTTCACTTCTAGGGTCAATACTTTCACTGCCTCTGTGTTCTGTGTAGCTATTTTATCATATACCCCGAAATAGTCAAGCCCTAAAAGCACCGCTGATACAAATAAAACGCACACAATGAAAGTTGTGATGGCTGTCCATGCAATAGCAGACAGATAGTTTGGCTTAATAGTTTTAGTGTTAGAATTCACTGCTTCAAACTCATAAGTCTCATGAAGCTCCTCTTTTCCCTTAAGAGCGTTGTCTCTTATGTTTCGCCACTTCTTTCTGAAGTCATCATCATTACTACTCATCGTCTTCTTCTTTCTTCTCCTCGGCTGGATTTGGCATACCGAAGAATTGTTGTTCGCCGTCTTCAAATGTAATAATGGTGCCGTTCTTTGGATGAGGGGCAATATGAACTTTAATAAAGTCAGAAAATGAATCAAAAACTGCGATGGAGCCTCGTGGGCGAGGCCATAACCAATGGAGGACAGCTTGACCAGTCGCAAGCTCAATGCCTTCAATAACCACGCCGTCGCCGCTGATGCCTGTCTCGTCTGAACGACGGCAGACTGTAAAAGTGCGGATGCCTTGTGGTGCAAGATGGGCAGGTGACTTTGGTTTTAAAGCTTCAGATGTCATTGCTTGCTCTTCTGCAACAATTTCTTCAACTACTTCTTCTTTATTCTCTTCGTTCATATATTTCTCCTTACCCCCAGGCGAAGCCATTTCCAAAATGACCCCATCCCGCCGTGCGGCTATAAGTAGGGGTTTTTAACTCAAGCAAGTTTGCGATGCCGTCAGGCGTTAAATCATACTCGGTGATATTGTAAGAAACTCCATCAACAATAGCCGTGGCTTGAACTGGCTCTGGGTGTCCGATTGCATATGCGAGATACACCCTCACTTCATTCGCGTTGTGTGTTTTAAGATAATCTACTGCGATGCGGCGTGCCATATAAGCAGCGGACCTATCAACCTTGGAAGGGTCTTTCCCGCTGAATGCCCCTCCGCCGATTGGAACTCTTGGTCCATAGTTGTCTACTACGAGCTTGCGACCCGTAAGACCTGTATCGGCATCAAAGCCGCCAACTTCCCAATCGCCAGCAGGATTAGCATGTATCTCTATATCTGCCGTGTAGGCATCTTCGCCAAGAGACTCAAGCCAGTATTCTATTCTTTCTTGAAGGACCGCAGTTGGGGCATTTTGAAAACTTGCAACGACAGCGGTGATTTCGCCTGCGTCTAAGGTAATCTGTGTTTTTCCATCATAGGGGAACTCGGCATATAATATTTGACATAGCTGCCTTGCTAAGAAAAGTTCCTGCGGGATGAGTGAGGGGTTTTCGTTACAGGCATAGCCGACCATAATACCTTGGTCGCCTGCACCGCCTGTGTCAACTCCTTGAGAGATGAAGCCACTTTGTTTAATAATATTGACATCAACTACATCTACATCAGAGTAGACATTGCGGACGACTTGTTCAAAATCAACCTCGGCGGATGTGGTGACTTCCCCCATCAATACAATTTTACGATGACCGCCCATAGTCTCAATCGCAACCCTTGAATGAGGGTCTTGAGCCAGACAGGCGTCCAACACTGCATCTGAAATCCTATCACAGATTTTGTCTGGGTGGTGTGGGCTAACACACTCTGCTGTTCTAATCATGTCGTTTCTTTCTTTGCTCGGTGGGAGCTATTGTGCCGCTGGAAATCTTTTGTTGGCATATGTGAGATACTTCTTCTTTAAATCAGCGAAGGCGGTCTGGGCAGCTTCGTCTGTGACATCTGTATCTTCTAGGTCCATTACTATTTTTTGTATTCCCGAGAACCAAGTGTCAAAGATGTTCATGAAAGGAACTTTCTTGGTCTTGGCTTTCTTATACATCCCAGAAACATATGCTTCCATTTCTTCTGGGCTGGTAAAGTATTCAAGTGCAGACTTGCGGGTCCTAAGAGATTGCCCGAAGTGGGAACCCTTGTATTCCCCGCTGTCGGTGCCCGTAGACTTCTTTACTGTTTGACGAGCATGTTCTAGTTCGTGGCGGATGAGGTTCTTAAGGTCAGGTAGCCATTCGCTGGTGGTGGCTATCATTGCCTCTGGTGTGTTCGCTACGCCTTTGTCTGCGCTGATGAATATCAAGAGTTCCTTCTTGCGCTCAGCGAAGTGGGCTTGAGGAACACTTACAGCCTCTTGGTCTTCCGTGGCTTCAGCCGTGTTTTTAACAAGAACCTTAACCATGATTGATTTAACATCGGCTACATCAGTTAGTGTTTCTGGAACTTGTGGCTCAATCCAGTGGAAAGGCATACCAGAGTTGTGTAGTTCCCCCGTGGAGACCAACTCTTTAAAACTAAGGATAATCTCTCTTGAGATATCAGTAGATTCTCGGTCTAGTTTGCCTTCTCGTAGAAGGAATCTATTCCATTTTTCAGAAATCTTTTTCACTTTAATCTCCCGAAAGAAGGTTTTGTGCGATTGTAAATAGTTCGTTTTGCTGGCTTGTTACTCAAAGGAGCACACTACGGAAGATTCAGGGATAAAGGTCACGGTTTCGCCAGCCACCTCTACCACTTCTGCGAGATGGGTCATGGCAACGACAAAAGTGCCGCTAGGGTAGTCATATTGAGTATCAGTTGACGAACCTAGAACAACATACTGAGTATAGACCTGTGGCTCTTTATTAAACCCGTCAGGCACTAAAAATGCAGCCTCGGCTTTATCCTCTAATACATTGTTGGACACCTCAACAAGAAGGCGACGATTAATAGGTTGGAGATTTTTCATTCTATTCCTTTTCAATAGTATATCGTATTGTGTTAGAGAAGTCAAGAGCTATTAAGTGATCTCGCAACTGCCGCCGCCGCATGCCACGCTAGCGGTCTGAGTTGTATTGTCTTCTAGCTCTACGATCTTCGTTAAATCAACATCTGCTAGAGTCTCCACTAAAGCCTCATAGGTCTCTTTAGAGCATGTCTCAAAGGGAGCCTGTTGGTAGGTATGATCTGCGTCATTATGAGGAAGGATGCTTAAGCCAGTATAGTGCTCTCTGTTTTTCCACATCCACTCGCCGACATCTTCCCATTCGTTTTCGCGAACTGGAACCGTGGCGGAGACGTTGTTCTTGTTTGCCCCTCTGCGATGGCCGGGAGCTACCCACTCCTGGCTGACCTTTTTAACTCGTTCAAGGAAGCGATAAGCAGATTCATTGCGGGTTATCGCCCCTTCTGGGGCTTTCTGAGGAACGGAAATAACCGCTGTGTCGTGAGGGCGGAAATACTCATCCTCAATCAGTTCTGAGTGGTTTACTAGTAGATGAGTGTATATCGCTTCATTTTTACCGACGCGAATGCGGCGGATGTAATAGTCGTCGTGCCAAGCGTGAATGCCGCTAGAGGTGCCGAGAACCAGAGAGGTTGTGCCTGCTGGTTTTACTGCGGTGCAGCGGGCTGACGGACGGATGCCGATGAGTTCGGCTACTCGTGCATTCTCTTCTTTGACAACGCCGGCAGCTTCTGTAATGGAAATGTCGTCGCCCAATACCGCACCAGAGGCGATGCCCGTCATAGAAACTCCGATTAAGGCGTCTCGTTCCGTATTGCGTTGCCACACTCCTCGGAGATAGTGGAAGTCGGTGTATGACGCTTGCAGGGTTGCAATAAAAGCCGCTGATTTTGCTCGCTTGTTTAGGTCAGCCTGGTCTTCAACATTGCTGGCGTTAATCTCTACGAGATTGCAGAAGGTATTGTTTTTTAGGCTGATTTCGCAGCACGGGTTGACGCCTATTTCTTTATCGTTGCTGAATACGAAGCCGGGTTCGCCTGACCCAGAGGCTTTAACACGAGCCCACAAGTCCATAAACACCTCTTTGGTAATCCGGTGACGAAGAAGCACCACCGAGTTGTTAGCTCGCCCGCGATGCGGGGAGGTCTCCCACCAGTTGCCTGCCTTGCAGGATAACATTTCGTCATCATCCGCAGAAAAGAGAGCAATCATAGCGGCTCGGCGGATGCCGCCGGCTAAAACAGCATCAGCAATATGACACATAATGTCATGACATTCAGTGGTGGTTAATTTGTCGCCCTGTTCTTTGTCTTGCAGGATGCCTTCCAGCTTGACTAGACATTCTCGCAGGGGCTGGGGTCCGGGTGCCTTGCCCCCTGAAGTAATAAGGCGAGCGCCCTTGGGGCGGATGTCGCTGTAGTCAAAACGGATTTTTGAACCGCCGAAGTAATAACTTCTGACAAGCGCCTTAATCGCATCAGACCAGCCCTCAATGCTGTCTCCGATGAGAAATCGCCGAGTGCGGGCGTTGTTTGGTTTATTAACCTCTGGCAACTGGTCTACATGGTGCCGCTGAACACTATAGCCGACACCGCAGCCTGAAAGCAAAAGAAACATTGCCTCGCTGAAGGAGCGATAATCGTTAACAGGCATGTAGGCACAGTTATTAATACGAGCGGGATTTACTTCAATAGGCTTTCCAGCGAATTGGCTAGACCTCATACTGGGTAGGAGTTCTTTATTGAACACTGCCTCATACGCTTCGTCAATCTCTTCTTTCAGTTCCGGGAAACGTTTTGTGTGCATCTTTTTATTGCGAAGCATCATCTCTTCATATGTTTCGCGACGTTCCTGTTCTGGTAGGTATTTCGCATATTTCATATAACTTGTGATGCTGGACAAAGTGCTGATTGATTTGTCAACGATTGAAGAAGTTGTCATTATGTTTTTCCTTTTTAATCTGTTTCGCCAGCGATAGGCTTTTTCTTGTTTGCGTCTTCTTCAAGCAGCCTTGTTTTAAGGTCTCTCAAAGATTGTCTGAAATTATGAGTCCCCACTTCCTTTATGTCCAAAGGTCTGTTTTTTTCAAGACCCTGTTCAGGCTCGGGGGAGGTTTCTGTTTTATCTTCTGCTTGACCTTTCTGGTTCCTCTTCTCTGAGAGGAACTTTTTATATTTATTCTTCAGATGGTCTTCTTGTTCTTTTTTTGTTGTCAGTTTTGCTTTGCCGAAGTTTGTTGTTTCTTCATCTTGTGGTAAAACCTGCATGTCAACCCTTGACAAATCAATGTTCATTGGATAGACAATTCCATCAAGACCGTTGCGGTTTTTAGCGATGAACATTTTGCCGGTATTTTCCATCTTATCTTCTTTGGTTCGGGCGATGGAACAGATGAAGTCAGCCACAAAACACTTGTTAAACGCCTCAGAGATTGACTCCATAGTAATGACTTCAGCATTGACGCCACTTCTGTTAGTCTGGCTGGCTGTGACCACTGGAACGTCATACTTCTGGGCTAGTCCTCGCAGGTCTTCGTAGATGCCTTCCAAGCCGTGTCGCAACTCTTGATTGTTGAAGCCGTTTTTCTCTGGACGCAGCAGATCTGCATAGTCTACGATAATCATGTCTGGGTTGATGCCTCTTTGCCGTAGGCGCTCTAGGTGATTTTCAATTGTGCGAACAGATGCCGACTTCGTAGGATATTCCTTGATTATCAATTGCCCTGGGATATGGAGGATGGTCTGCTTAACAAGGTCCTTCTGCGTGTGCAGCCTGTTAAGTTGAAAGCCCGTAACACAGGAATCATAACGCTGTCCGACTACTCGGTCGGCGAGTTCCAAAGTATAATGGATCACCGTATTGCCCTTGGCGAGCGCTCTCGTTCCAAAATGAACTAGAGCCATACTCTTGCCCGACCCAGTGCTTGCGATGACTACGCCAAGTTCTCGTTTACCGAGACCTCCCTTGGTAATCTCGTCAATCTCGTCCCAGCCGGTAGTAATGGGTCCGCGAACTACTTTTTCATAACGCTCTTCAAAGTCTTCAACGAACTCGTGTCCGAAGTCGTTGCTTTCGCCCAATAACATCGCGTCATTGATTACTTTGGAGATTTGTTCAAAAGAAGAACTTTGAAGCAGGTTCACGCTCTTGAGAATAGCCTCTTTTAACTTCTGTTTGCGGCAGAAGTCAAGCGCCTTTTCCTTGACATAACCAATATCTTCGCTGTCTATATCTTCGGTCTTAATACGAACCAGTAGATCTCTTACTTGCTTCTGGACAACTTCCGAATAGTCTTCCATTTCAGTTCGCACCACTGAAGCCATAATGCTCAATGTCGGATGAACTTCATACTTAGACTTGTAGTCAAACACTAGCTGCGTAAATGCTTGAAGATACTTAAGTTCTAAATAACTAACATCTAGAACCTCGGTCATCTGGTTGGCGAAGGGGCGGTCATACAGGATTGCCTTTACAAGCTTTTCCTGAAAGGATTTGCCAAACTTGCTAAAAGTCTCTTGCTCTCTATTGATTAGAGGAGTTGCGGTCATTGAGTCCATCCGTTCATCGTATCAATCATCTTTTCAATGTTCACGTTTAAAATACCATCTTTAATCATCATAGACCTAATCGTTGTCCTGTTTAACTCTGAACCAGTATTTTTTACTGCCCAGTCTAGGTCGCTCATTCCTTCTAGTGAAATGTTCGTATTGTATAATTGCATTATATCATAGTTCGCTGCGACTGTCTCTTTATTTTCTAATATTTTTTGATATACTTTTCCCGAAGTTTGTTCGGCGAAGGAAACGAGGTCTTCAGGGGCATAGCTTTGTTCTTCGGCTAGGAAGGGAAACTTTGAGATTACAGTCTTTGGACCGATGCCCTTGATGCCGTCAATGTTGTCTGACTTGTCGCCAATCATGGCTCTTGCTAGTGCGAAGTTATTGGGGTGGATTTTGTGTTTTTCCAGCACCCTAGGCACAGTCAAGACTTCCTTGGCTATCGGGCGATAGAGGATTGTATCTTGGTCGCATAGTTGGATAAAATCCTTATCAGAGGAGACGATGACCTTCTGGTAGTCTTGGAAGTCTGCGCTCTCTCGGCAGACCCATGCGATTACATCATCTGCTTCTTGGTTGTCTAGTGCGAGTTGGATTACGGGCATTTGCTCCAGATATTCAATGAGGCGGAACTGCTGGTAGAGACGATTCTTTCGCTCGTCATCTGGATTGGACATTTGGAATTCTCGGTTTAGACGAGGTGCCTTCCTGCCCTTCTTGTAGTTCTCGTTCATCTCTTTGCGTTTGGAGGAGTTAGATGACCCCTCCCAGCAGATTACTACTTTGTCTGGTTTTGTTTCCCGAATGTTTTTTTGGAGTGACTTTAAAAAGCCTGTGAGCCCGCCGATGGGGTTGCCTTCACGGTCAACCTGTGGGACAAGAACCCATGACCTCGTGAAAGTGTTTGCGCCGTCTATAATTAGAACTCGTTTTTTGCCGGTGTTATTAACCATCGTTGATGCCTCTAAAATCTAATGTCCCTGTGCCGTATTCAGCAGTGAAAACAGCCTTCTTGATGCCTGCTTCGCTGATTGCCTTTTGACACATTTTACAAGGACAAGACATTCCTGGCTGCTCGTTGCGACCCTTGCGAGCCACATAGATTACTGCACCCTGGAGTTTGTGTTTGTCTTTTACCCGATTGATGGCGTCCATTTCAGCGTGGATGGAGCGGCAGAACTTATTGCCGTTTATTCCTGTGGAAACGGTTGCTGGGTGTGTCTTATATCTGTTCCTGCCTATCGCAAGCACATTTCCGCCTTTTACTACCACTGCAACATGTCGGTGCAGTAGTTCTTCGCTATATTCATTGCCATCAATTTGCCTAAGTGCTAGTCTAAGGAACTTGTTTCTAATGTCATCTTGCCGCTCGGTCAGCGGCTGAATCGGGTCAGCGGCATCCATTGGCTACTCCCCTAACTAAACTAATAATACACCAGTTTGGGCTAGGAGTCAACATTTTCTTCTGCAACTTTTAAAACAGTTTCTTGATCTAGGATTTGAAGCACCCGTGCCTTGAACTTCTCATCCTCAAGCATTTTTAACCAAGACCCACCTTGGAACTTCTTGGATAAAGTGCCGTCTTCAAACTCTAGCGTCTTCCACGCACCCGCACCCTGAACATAGTCAGAGGTTTTGATGGCGTCTAGCCAACTCTCTTCATCTTGGATGCCGACTTTGTTGCCGCCCCATAGGATTTGAAAGTTGCACTTGCGACCCTGGGTTCCTCCACGAGATTTCTCAATCTTTGCCATGACAGATGAGCCGATGCGTTCGCCAAGTGAGTTCTCAATAAAAGATGCTCGGGCTTTGCGACCAGTAAGCCAGATACGCAAGGTATAAGCATACAAAAGGGCTTTTCCGCCAGGGGTGAAATAAGGGGTAGTTAATGCCTCGGCTGGTGTCTTTGGGATGTTGACCCGAAGTTGATTAATCACCAAAAGGGAGTGTTGACCTGCGTTGAGCGGGTTTAATAGTCGTTGAAGACCTGAACCGCAAATCTTTGGCTTGCGGAGCATACCCCCGGCATTTGGATTCAATGCCTCTGATTCATTATCTGCATCGCACGGAGTAAACGCTAGACTATCCCATACAAACAGCACTTGGTTTTCAGTCTGTGCAATGACGGTATCAATAGTGTTAAAAACAAATTCTACCGAAGTTGCTGGGATGTAAAGAAGTTTCTCTAGATCAACTCCCGACTTCTCTAGGAAGACTGCATCAATGGCTGACTCTGAATCAAAATAGACAACATCCATTCCCATCTTTTGAGCATTAACAGCAGCCTGCACCGCCATGTAGCTCTTGCCCGTGGCTTCAAGCCCGGCTATCTCTGAAATCTTTCCTACCGGAATCCCTGCTCGGGTCCCCTGCTTGATGATGTTGTCCAGCCAGCGTGAGCCAGTTGGAATCCATTCAGTAACAGTTGAAGGATCATTCTCGCCAAGATTATATGATATCTCTGCTTTTTTGTTCAGCATATCCTTCAATGCTTGAAGGTTACTATGCGCCTTTTTTGTTCTTGTAGCCATTCAACTTCCAGTGGTTAATAGGAAAGTGAGACACCCAGTTTATCCATGTTTATTACTTATGGATGGGCTGTGCCTCCCCGTGCCCTTGTTGCTTTTTACTTAGCTAAGAAGTTCATTAAAAGCGTCGTCAATATCAGTTACCGCTTCAGTAGTAGTGGTAGCACTGGCATCGCTGTTCCCGAACTTAGAAACTTCGTTGCTGCCTTCTTCGGCAGTAGCTTCTCCGCCAAGAGTCTCTTCAAGGACTGCGGCAACTTCAGCCGTGGTCTTGCGTTCAAAGAGGTCGTCAAAATTAGGCATTGACTCTACAAGCTTATTAATCTCGTCATCAGTCGCCGCCAATGCGCTGGTCTTGCGAGCAGGGCGCACATCAGTAGTGGGCCAGCTTTGACCAGCAGCTTTGCCGTAGTCAATGCGAAGGTCGGTGCCTTCATGAAGATCGCTGATGTCGCCATACTCTGGGTCAAGAACGATACCGAGAAGCTTCTCGTAAGTGGTCTTGGAAAAGCCCCAAAGACGAACGCCCTTGTCTTCTTCTCCGCGAACCACGACAGGAGCAAACACCCGCATCTTGGCGAAATAGTTACGGGCGAGGTTCTTTTCCTCGTCAGTCCCGTTCCAAAGTTGATTAGCAAACGAGCACACAGGGCAGTCGTCGTCATAATTCCGCTGAGGGCACAAAAGATTAGTGCGCTCGTTTGCGCCTAAGCCATAGTGAAAATGGAGGTCACGGAAGGGGTCTCCATCTGCTGGGGCTACAAGGCGAACAGTTTGAGTGCCGTCCTGTGGCTTCCAGAAGGAATCGTTAGTTCCCGAGTTCTTGGTAGTGAGCTTGTTATACTTCGCTCGCATCTTTTCAATATCGATAGCCATCGGCATATCCTTTCCTGCTGCATTTCACGCAGCTTTGTTGTTCTATCGCCGAGGAAATCCCGACTTTGTTTTTCTCTATAATCCTAATATACAGGAGGTCATTGGGGCTGTCAAGTAAAAAAGTGATTTATTCTTCTTTTTTATTTTCGCCGACCAAATCAACCACATCGTCTGGTCCTTCTTCCGTAGTATATTCTACCTCAAGAATAGAGTCCAAGTCAACCTTTACTGCGCGAAGCTTTCCGCGGAGGGTGAGAAGGACGGTATTCTGGTATTTTTCCCAATCAAGTCTCAAATCCTTGCCTCGCTTCCCATGCTCTTCCTCAATCGCCGCATTAAGACCGTTGATCGTGTAAAGGGTGTTTGTGCTCTTCTTTCTGTGAAGGCGTAGTGTAAAATATGGCGTTTTGGTAAACTTGCCGCCATCGGGCTCAGTGTTAAATGTTATTACTCTCTTTGAATCATCTTCGGTATCCCGAAGAACAAAGACGTGTTTGTTCGTTAAAACATAGGCGTCTAAAATCGTGTTGATTGCTTTCTGTAGCTCTTCATCGCCTCCGCTAACAAACGCTGCTAATAGAACTCCTTTTCTCCTGTTGTCTGCGTTTGACATTCGTCATACTTCCTCCGTCATAAGTCGTAGAGTAAGTAGTAGGCAAAGTGTTTAAAGAGGTCTAGGTCGCCTGTATTTCGCTTGTATAAGACACCCTCCATATGCGTGTGTTATCTAGGTCTGCCTCATGGATGCTGAACGCATTATTAACCCCTTTTTGTTCCTGGGTTTTCATGAACTCTTTTATCTTTCTGAAAAGGCTCCCGTCTTCTTCCAACTGTTTTTTTGGGACGCCGAAATAATAGTGGCGAGTAGTTGGATGAGCTAGGGTGAAAAAGTCGCTTGGTGCGCTTTCAAAGTCAAATGCAGCAAGTGAGCAAATCCTTGCGCCCGTTGGAATCTCGGTTGGGATGTGGACAGCAGATTTGACATGGTTAAAGTAGTTAATCATGGAAAAGTTCGCAACAATGTAACTGTGAAGGTATTCTTCATACTTTGCTACGGGAATGTTCTCCAACATCTCTTCCACTTTTTCAATATCTGCTACGAAGAACCTTTCCATTAGTCCTGAGCGGGTCAACTCTTGGAGTGCGCCGAATGCGAGGTTGTGTTGGGCAGTTTCTCGTGTTGATAGAGTAAGAAGAGAAGGGACCATATAAAATACTGAAATGGTAGCATCTTTCTTCTTGAGCATCTCAATCGCTCTAAGCAAGATACCGTTTTCAGGCACGCCGCCGTATACCACAAAAAGAGCGTCGCAGCCCTTGGGTGCTTTGCCGCGGAACGCGCTCTTGATGGTTGATTCAGGAAAGCCTGCTTCGTATTCTTCCATAGTATCCCCTTTTTTAGGAATATCAAGATGAATGACGGTATAGTTGTCGTCTTTTTTAAACTGATTTAATGTTTGGGTGACTGATTCGCCTACCCCGATTACAACTCGCATAGAAAATCCTCTAAATGTTCATTTTTTTAAGATTACCAAGGTTGTGCCCGGCGGAGACGTTAATCTTGAAATCTCCCCATTTTGTTGCCTGAATAGTTTGGATAAACTCTTTTAGAAGGGGTTTGTCCTCTACGGAAAAGTCTAGCACAACGCTGTCGTGTATTAAAAAGGCAATATGGGTCTTGGTAGCATATTTGTCTAGTAGGTCGTTGAGCCTAACTGCTGCGTTCAATGTCATGTCTGCGGAGGTTGACTGAACGAGGAAGTTTAAGGCGTGATACTCGTCTGCTGGGATGGTTCTGTGGAAATCTGTTCTCACTGTCTTGCGGTCCCAATAGCGGTCAAGTAAAGTTTCTTTATCATAGAAGGTTTCAAGCACTTTTCCGTATTTGATAATTTTAGGGTGCCGAGAACCGTAGAGCCAGGCGAAGAAGTTCGTCTTTGCTTCGTCTCTCGTGATGTTTCCGTCAAATACGTTGTCCACGTTCCATTGATGAACATCCACAGTTGGCTGCTCGTGACCTAGCATACCTAATAATACACGAAGTTCTGCTCCATTGTAATCAAGTTCTATAAAAAAATCATTTTTTGGTTTAACGGCTGTTCTTAACTCTTTCTTGAGGGTCAGTATCGGGAAGCATCCCTTATTCGTAGTTAAACGACCTGTTCTTGTGCCGAACTGGTTGTAGTTGACGAACGGGGCAGATGTTCTCATCAAGTTTGACATGTTCCTGATTGTCTTATCTGACGAGACTAGCCACTGAGGGGCAATCTCCATGTTGACCCGTTGTGTCTTAATGCTGTCTAGCAGTTTTGCGACTTCTAGCAGGTGGTCGTAATTTGTTGGTCTTTCGTAATTTTCCAAGACGTATTCTGTAACCCTGTTCTTAACCTCACACAACTCCTTAATGTCTCGCTCTGGAACCATATCCCAAATGCAGTTATTTCTCATATCCACTTTTGCGATTTTAAGGGCTCGGAGGTGTGCTTTCATTTTATTAGATGCGTCTTCCCATTCTTCCCTTAGAAAGTCTGGACAGATGTTCTGGATTGTTTCTCCGTTTGTGTATAGGGACGCATACTCTTTGTTTCCGTATTTCTCAAGATGAGGGGAATACTTCCATGTTGCTTTGCTTTTTTTGATTGTTTGCCGAATTTCGGCGTCGTCAAAGATAAGGTCGCCGTCGTGATATACGCCAACGCAATCTAATTTTTCGTCAAGTGTTTGGAAAAACACACTACCCTTTCGGTTAGAGGATGTTCTTTTGTAAATGTTGGGCGGCGAGGATGAACGCTGCCTCTTCACTTACTCCCTCTTTACTAACTCCATTATAATACACATCATACAGTTCGCGCAAGCCTTTTTTATTTCTTTTATGATGCCCCGCTGAACGGGTCTCGTAAAGGCGGCAGTAGTAAAGGGTTTTCAGCATCCATAGCCAACCATACTCTCCGTCGTTTACATCAAAGATGCTGCCTGCGACCATTTGTCTTAAGGTGGTGCCTGAAGAAGTGGAACAGCCGTCGTCGGATAGAACGGGCTCAAAAGCGTGCGGCTGCTTCTCTACGAAGGCGTTATACATGGTGAGTAGGTAAACCTGAAGTATTCCTATGTCTAAGACGAGCGAAGGGTAGAAATTATTCTCATAATATGCCTCTAATATTTCGTCAGAGGTTGGGTTGGTTATTTCAAGGCTTTCAAGGCTTTGTGCCATGTATTCTTGACCCTTGGTTGAGGAAATATCAAATATAAGTCGCCAAGGTGCGTTCTGGTCTATAAGGAAGCCATGCTGGTTGGCTACATCGGCAAAGAACTCAAAACTCCCGTCGTGGACGTAGCGTTCCCCCTTTGGGAAGTCTAGGTCATGGGTAGCGTCTTCCGAGGTATCTATTATTAGACCCGAAACGTAAGGTGGGCAAAAGCTGCTATCAATGAAGCCTGAGCGGGTGACTGGAAGGAAGTTTGATGTGTCTCTGACGAAGTAAGCGAATTCACGAAGGAAGTCGCTGAAGGATTTAATACCCCGTTGTTTCTGCGGGCTGGATAGGTACTCGTTTGTGAACAAAGGATAGACGAGCGAGTTCATATGCTCGTTATATAGCTCATCGGTGCTCTCCCAACAGCGGGTGGCTTGTAGGTTGAAGAACGGGCTGTCGGAATGTATTCTGCCGTCGCTAGCAAGGTTTCTCATCCTAACCGTCATATCATCCCATGCTCTGTTTACGAAGTCTTGAGCATAGATAACTCTTTGGTCTTTGGCGAACCTCATTTGAGCGAGATTAGATTCTCTCAATACAAGTGGAACACCGTTTGGGCTAGTTCTTCCATATTTTTGATTCTGCCCTCGGAAATTAATCTGGTTGGGGATCATCCCTTCGTGAAATACGAGTTCTTGATAATCCTTTTTTGCGACAAACGACCGGCGGGCACCTAACTCGTTGGTGCCGTTAGTGTTTATTCTAAATGGGTCTTTTCGCTGTGCCATGTGTTACCCCTTGGTTGACTTAACGCCACCAGTCTTAGACTTTGGTTTGGGCTGGTAATCATTTTGCCAAATGCACTTAAGCTTTGTGTTGTATTTGTCTGCACTTAGTTCATGAGTGACCTTCGCCACTAAATAATACCCACCTATCTTGAGCTTCTTAGCTACTTCTTTACCCATAGAGAACTCTGCGTTGATAAAAATAAGCGAACCTTGCTTGAACAGGGTTGTTCCTACAAGAGTTATCGTCGCATCTTGAGGGATAGCCATTACTGATATTTTATTTCCCGTAGAAGCACCAGCCATGTTAATGGCGTGCATATATTTATTTTCCTGTTGGGTGAAAGAGAACGATTTCACAGGTCCTCTATCTGCACCCAGCACTAGGTGGTAAATCCCCTTTCCTAAGTCTTCATCGTAGTTGCCGGTTCCGTTGAAGCCCTCGCGAGATAAGATAATAAGGTTGTCGCTGTAATCAGCCTGATCCCTAATCTCGGGCATGTTCCTAGATTTTGCCAGGTTGGCAACGGCAGGAGAGTTTTCATAATAACTCTCTCCTTTGGCAAACTTAGCTAGCGACGTAAAATTAGAAAGGAAGAAGGTATATCCTGTTTGATTTACTGGTTCTCTTGGAACGAGGAGCCCTTCTGTATTCAGCGCAGGCTCCACTATCAGCTTGAGAACATCTTTGGCGAACTCTTTAAACGGGTAAGTGAGTCGTTGAGGTTTGACGACTTTATCCAGAAAGAAAGATTGGAAGCTTTTTAGAGATATAGGTATGTCAGCAATATTATATTCTCTTGAGCCTATGCCGGAAAGTAGCGGAGGGAGCGTAAAGTTGCCGAACATTATATTCTTCTCTGCGGTGCCTTTGCTCTTTTTACTAGCATCTCCACCGTTGGTCGTCAGATCATACGCCACATCCAAAAGGTCCCCCAAGAAAATATAAGCGACCTGAAGGCTAGATGTGTCATTTCCTTCCATCCCTGCTGTGGCACCTAAGAGACCAGATCTGACACCCGAAATCAACTCTTCCCGTGTATCCCTATCGCCTTCTTTAGACGCGTCTATCATACCGCTCGCGATGGCTCCTTTGTTGCGCTTCTTTCTGCCGTGAGCAGTCGCAGCATTAACCCAGGTTCTCCCTTGAGCCGATGTAACTTTGCGCTGACCGAGGATATCTTTTTTTTCGTCGGCGTCTTTATACAAGCCCAAATAGGAAGCAGGTATCTGCTGTGCGAATATCTTATTTGACTCGTTCAGTTCCCTTAAAAAAGCCCCATACAGGTTGCCCTTTGATGCAGCAGCTACGTTTCCTGCTATAAGTTTTGAAGTCTCTAAAGCGGCTGAAGCCTTCTTAATGGCGTCGTCGTCGTCGCCAAGTTGAGCTATTTCTAATGCAACACGATGGAGGTCAATATCCAACATTGATCTGTAAGGGTCAAAAGTGATTGCATTGGCTTTTACTAAAGCCGACCAAAACGCCGGTCCTCCGATTGGATTGTCGTCATCGGCTTTAAAGGCGGCTTCTATTATTCCTCTAATATAACTATCGCGATGGAGATTGGCAACCATCTTTGGATCTTTGCCAAGTAATTGGTCATACCGTAGGCGGGCCCTGTAAGTCTTGCCCGCTGTCAGTATGTTATAGCCTGGTCCAGAAAAGGCATTATCGGAGCGGGCAACATAGTCTATTTTTAGAGTTGCCTGTCCTTCGGCACCGAAAGTTAGGTTGTATTTCGTCATTTCTAAAACAATTACCTCTTGGGAGCTTTTAAGAAAGCCATGAAGAGCCTCTAGCCTCTTTGCTGATTTACCTGCTGCTTGTGCCGGGGATATGGAAGTTGACCAGCCGATGATTGCTTTCATTCTAGTAGCTGGTGTAGAAACCCTGCCTTCGGGGACCCCTTTATTAATAGAGGCTTTGATTGCCGCTTCTTCTACTTTGAGTTCGTTTATTCTTTGAGCTTTGTCATTACCAGAGGCATTCTTCGCTAGCGAGGGCTTGGGGCTATCGGGATTTAGGATAGGGACCAACATTTCAACATAAGGACCAGAGGTGAGGTCAGAGATTGATTGAAAGAATATCTCTACCGAAGCGGTCATGCTTTTCTCACCAGGGTGGTTGGTATGTTGCTCATAGACAAATGACTTTAGCCCTACTGACCTCCCCTTTGCTGATTCTAAAAAGCTTTCTGGGGTTATTCCTTTCTTGTCGCCTCTGGAATATTTTACTTTTCCGTCTGCCTTAATATAGTTCCCGAAATATAGAAGCTCATCTTTCAACTTGCCATTTGGCGAACCATCAGACATTGGCATGTATAACTTAATAGATGGAACAAGAGCAGAGAACTCTTGAGATGTTGCGTTTAAGAACGTCTCTGCCCCCAAGGACTTGTTCAAGGTGTTCATTATTTTAGCCGAAGGTAAGA